CTGTGGCGAACAAGATCGGCTACGATCGCCTCATTCTGTTGACTGATGAGCAATCGTTCTCGCGAGTGCCGGACCCGCTCCAGGGCAAGCTGGCCTACTGCATCAACGTAGCGGTCGAGAAGCACGGCGTCGGGTATGGCTCTTGGCTCCACATCGACGGGTTCAGCGAGGCGATCGTGGACTACATCCAACGCTACGAGGTTGGCACCGTGAGCTGAATCTCGCGGCGATATGCGGTACCGGTGACGCAGCCAACCACCGGCCCTCTTTGGTGAGGGGCGCATGGAGGCGCGGTTAGCTACCGTCGGGTTCGAGTCCCGAGGCCCCTCACCAAAGGAGAAGCAAAATGGCAGCACCATTTTTTGGGCTTGATGGAGAGCACGATTCTTACTCCTCGCTGGCAGCGTACGAGCGAGATATGTGGGAAAAGCAGTATTACATGGCTAAGCTGGCGGCACAGCAGAACCCTTATGACAGGCTGAGCCAAATTGCTGCTCAGCAGTACAAAGCTCCAGAAGCTGTAACACCCCCGAAGCTCAACCGTAACATCCTCTTACTACTACCCAAGAAAGGAAGCTGAATCATGGCATTTCAAATCAAGCCGTTCAAGGAACTGGTCGCGATGACCAAGGAAAAACTCGACGAGGCCCTCGTCCCTCTGCGTGTCCGCAGCGCGAAGGCGAAGTCCGAGTCCGAAGTCATCAAGCTCGAAGAGAAGCTCATCGGCCTGGAAACCAAGATCAACGAAGCTTGCTCCAAGAAGGAGCTCGACTTCAACGGTATCGGCGATCTGATGGATGAGTACGACATCACCGAGCGTCGTCTGAACCAGATTCGTGAGCTCGTCGCCGCCCTGTTCCCCGAGAAGTAAATGGCGCGTATTTATACCCGAGACCCAGAAAAACACTGGAGCAATCTCGGGTATGTCAAACTAGTAGCTTGTGAACGGTGTACTTCCGTACATAGGTTGGTGGTGCACCACAAAGGCATGTAGAAAAACGTCGTCGGATGAAAGAAGAGAGGAAGCTACGTGGCGAGTAATCCAGTTGTTCTGGACTTTGAATCCGAGGGCATCCAGAAAAGACCAACATACCCCCCCAAGCCTGTTGGGTTTTCCATCAAACTTCCTTCAGACAGGAAGTCTCGTTACTTTGGGTGGGGGCACCAAACAGGAAACAATTGTACGCTTACAGATGCGACGCGTGTTTTGAAGGAAGCATGGAAGTGGGAGGGGGGCATTCTCATGCACAACTCCAAGTTTGATTACGACCTGGCAACTACCCACATGGGTATGAATCCACTGCCCTGGGATAAGCTACATGACACGATGTTCTTGGCCTTCCTCAACGATCCTCACGCTCAGAGCTTTGGGCTGAAGCCTCAGTCCGAGACCGTTCTCGGAATTCCCTCCGACGAGCGAGACTTGTTGAAGGAGTGGATCATCGCCAACGTACCGGAGGCCCGCCAGAAGCCGTCCGAGTGGGGGAAGTATATTTGCCGCGCTCCCGGTGACATGGTGGGGAAGTATGCGGACGGCGACGTTACCCGCACCGACAAACTATTCAAGAAGCTGCACAAGAAGATACTGTCGGAGGGTATGCAGGAAGCCTACGACCGAGAGCGACGCCTGATGCCCATTCTGCTTGAGAATGAGCGCACGGGAGTACGCCTCGATATGCGGCGATTGGCGGCGGACATCAAGACCTACGTCGCTGCGCTGCAGAAAGCTGAAGAGTACCTGCTGAAGCGGCTGAAGACCCCCGGCCTGAACCTCGACTCCAACGAGGAGTTGGCCGATGCAATCCAGCGTGTAGACCCGAAGGCCGAGTTCCTCCTCACCGCCACCGGCCAACGCTCCGTGAGTAAGGAATCCCTCGCGCAGGCGGTGAAGGACAAGAACCTGTTCCTCGCGCTGGGGTATCGCTCCCGTCTTACCACGTGCCTCGGAACCTTCATGAAGCCTTGGTTGGAGATCGGCCAGCGCACAGGGGGATACCTTCAACCGAGCTGGAGTCAGACGCGCCAAAGCAAATCCGACAAGGAATCCAAGGGCGCACGCACGGGCCGGCTGATATGCGCCGAGCCGAACCTCCTCAATCTCTCCAAAGACTTCGAGGGGCGCAACGATGGCTACACCCACCCGATATTCCTCGATGTTCCCCCGCTCCCACTGGTGCGAGTATATCTCCTCCCTGATGTGGGGGGCGTATGGTGCCACCGAGACTACAATCAACAAGAGCTCCGAATCCTCGGACACTTCGAAGATGGCTCCCTCTGCCGACAATACAACGAAGATCCGAAGCTCGACGTCCATGACTTCGTCAAAGATGAGATCAAACGAATTTTGGGAATTACTGCGGAGCGCCGACAAACCAAGATTATGAATTTCGGCATGATCTACGGCATGGGGGTGGGTAAACTGGCCGACGGCATGAGTGTTGCGGTAGAGGAAGCGAAGAAGCTGAAGAATGCGCAACGCGCTGCGCTCCCAGATCTGGGCGAGCTTGAGAAGTCGATCAAGAACCGGGGGCGGAGTGGGCAGGCTATCCGTACTTGGGGTGGGCGACTGTATTACACCGAACCGCAGAAGGTCATTGCGGGGCGGCTGTGCTCATTCGAGTACAAGCTGCTGAACTACCTGATTCAAGGGTCGGCGGCGGATTGTACGAAGGAGGCGGTGATTCGCTACCATGACGTCAAGAAGGACGGACGGTTCCTCGTAACGGTGTACGACGAGATCAACAACTCCGCTCCGAAGAAAGCCTACAAACAGGAAATGAAGTTGATGCAGGAAGTCATGCAGTCGATTGAGTTCGACGTACCGATGCTCAGCGACGGTAAGGTCGGGAAGAGTTGGGGCGAGTTGGATAAATATGCCGGTTGAAGACACCCCCGTCCATCCACACGGTGTTCGCCAGAACCACAAGGCGAGTTGCTTCAATGGACAACCCCCTACGGAGCAAGATCTGGTTCAGGATGGCTGGTTGGCGGGGGGCGGGAGACGTATGATTCTCATCGAGAATTCCGCAAGTAAGAAGTGCCGACAGATGCTGGACCTGCCCGAGTGTGAGGGCTGTACCTATCCGAAAGATCACGAGTACATTAATAAGATGAGGAACCTAAAATGAGCTTCGCTAGTAAGACCGTCAAACTGATTACGTCGTGGTCGTTCAGCCGTTGGAGTGTCTACGAGGAGTGCCCCGCCAAAGCCAAGTACAAGTTCATCGACAAGCTGAAGGAGCCAGGCAGCGCCGCGATGGACCGAGGCTCTGAGCTCCATAAGCAATGCGAGGACTTCCTGAAGAAGGGGGGGCGAATCCCGAAAGACCTCAAATTGATCGGGGGCACCCTCAAGGATTTCAAGAAGCGCGGGGCGTTGGCCGAGGCGGATTTCACCTTCACGAAGGTTTGGAAGGCGACGCGCTGGGATGATTGGAACAATGCGTGGTGCCGCATCAAGGCAGATGTGACCATCGCTCCCGTGATCGACGACGAGGTTCCTACCGCTGAGGTCCACGATTTCAAGACCGGAGGCGAACGCAAGCTGGCGAACCAGGATTTCGAGGAATACTACACGCAGCTCGAGCTCTACGGGTTGGCGGGGCTGCTGACCTTCCCCACGGCGCAGCAAGTAAAGTCCTCGCTCGTGTTCATCGACTTCGGCAAGGTGGTGGAGTCTCCCGAGGTGCTGAAGCGCGGAGACGAGAAAAACCTGATGAAGAAGTGGGAGGTACGCACCAAGCGCATGCTCTCCGACACAACCTTCAAGCCGAAGCCCGGAAATGCGTGTCGTTGGTGCCACTTCAGCGGTGTGAAAAATGGCCCGTGTAGGTTCTGAAGACAAGCCCTGGTGGGACACCGACCCCCGCAAAGGGAAGGTGCGTCCGCAACTGGAGTCTTCCGTCGAGAACCCAGTGGTGGCTTACGCCAAGAAGAAGGGTGTACTTGTCCGGAAGATGAATGGCATGGGATTCCGTGGCTGGCCCGACAGACTATTCATCTTTCCGAACGGTGTTTGTGTGTGGATCGAATTCAAAGCACCGGGGAAATTGAAGAACCTGAGCGCGAACCAGAAGGAAATCATCGGCGAGCTGCAAAACAGGAAACACACCGTCTACGTTGTGGATAACAAAGAAGTTGGAAAAGAGATCATCGACAGCTATGTCTAAGAGTTACATCCCCCATAAATACCAAGAAAAAGCGATAGAGTTCCTAGTCTCTCGCTCCAATGCGGGACTGTTCCTGGCCCCCGGCCTCGGGAAAACTTCGATCACATTGGCCACTTTCAAGATCCTGAAGAAGTGTGGTTTCGCGGACAAGATGCTGATCATCGCCCCGCTGCGGCCGTGCTACTCGGTCTGGCCGGCGGAAGTGAAGAAGTGGGAACAATTCACCGGGCTGAGTGTTGGGATTCTTCATGGCCCCCACAAGATGAAGGTGTTGAACACCAAGCACGACATCTACGTAATCAACCCCGAAGGGCTGCGCTGGTTGTTCACGACTCTCCGGGCGAATATGCCCTTTGACATGTTGGTGGTTGATGAATCCTCCAAGTTCAAGAATACCAACACGGAGCGCTTCAAGACTCTGAAGCCCTACCTACCGAAGTTCAAGCGGCGAGTGATCCTGACTGGCTCCCCGGCCCCGAACTCCCTGCTTGACATCTTTGGGCAGATGTACATCCTCGACCTCGGCAAGACGCTGAGCCCTTACATCTCACATTTCAGGTCTCGGTTCTTCAACAAGCGCACGTTCGAGGTCAAGCACCCAAACCCGACGAAGGCGGCGGATGGAGAAATGCTGACCGTGACAGACTGGTACATCACACCGGAGAAGGCAACAGTACTGTACGACCACATCGCTCCCAGCGTTCTGCGAATGAGCGCGGAGGACTACCTGGATCTGCCGCCGCTCATCTTCAACGACATCTACATCGACCTTCCCCCGAAGGCGCGGCTGATCTACGACCAGTTCGAGTCTGCCATGCGCCTCGACTTCAAGGCTGGCAAGGTGACTGCTGCAAACGCCGCCATCCGCGGAATGAAGGCCCGCCAAATCGCCAATGGTGGTATATTCCTAGACGATTCAGGAAAGGCGTGGGAGGATATTCACTTCGCCAAGGCGGAAGTGGTGCAGGAGCTGTTGGAAGAGCTTGAGGGGTCCCCGGCCCTCATCGCCTATGAGTTCCGCCACGATCTCGCGCGGCTGAAGAAGACATTGGGGGAAGCTACACCTCACATCGGTGGGGGTGTGAAGGGTAAGCAGGCGCAAGAGATCATCGATGCTTGGAACCGGGGGGACCTACCGGGGCTGCTCGGCCAGCCAGACTCAATGGCCCATGGTCTGAATATGCAAGAATCTGGCGACACTGTCATCTTCCACTCGCTGATCTGGAATTTTGAGTACTACGATCAATTCATCAAGCGAGTCTACCGCCAAGGAAAGACGCGCCCAGTAACAGTACATCGCATCATTGCCCGAGATACGGCGGACGAAGCCGTCATAGCAGGACTGTCGAGAAAGGATGCGAATCAGGGCTCGCTCTTCGATGCAATCGTTCAGTACTGGCGTTAATTTCTCGTGAATTGAGGTATAATGACTATTCTCTTGTAAAGGAGTAATCATGTCGAATGTAACTGTTCCTAAGTTTGTACCGAAGTTGGGGTGTTATCGCCGTCGTAAGAGCTCCGAAGATTGTATCGTGGCACTTTCCATCTACGATCGTTGTGAGTACGTGGCAGCGAGAATGGTGGGCGAAGTGTTCGCGCATGTCTGCAACTGGGCGAAATTCAACGAAGAATTCGAACCTTCCAATTTCGATCTACCGAAAGTCCATGCGATGCTACTGCGTCGCGCGGAACGCCAAGGAGCCTCTGCACGTGCGAAGGAGCTTCTTGCAGACCTCGATCCCGCACGTATTCCTGAAGGAGAAGTAGAAATGGCAGCAGCAAAGAAGTCCCCGAAGCCGGTCGCTAAGAAAGCAGCCCCGGTCGAAGCAAAGAAGTCCACCAAGAAAGCAGTCCCGGTCGCCGAGAAGTCCGGCCCCGGTCGCAAGAGTGCGTTCAGCGACGACATGAAGATCACAGTGGTCGCGAAGGAGAATCCGAAGCGGGCCAAAGCCGCCGAGCGCTTCGCCCTCTACAAGAACGGTATGACGGTCGGCGAGTACGTCAGGGCGGGTGGTACCATGGCCGACGTGCGGTGGGATGTGAAGCAGAACTTCATCTCGGTGAAGTGATGCCATGCTCCGGATCTACATTCCCACTCGTGGTCGTGTAGAGAAGCAGATCACGCTACGTTCGCTTCCCAAGAGTCTTTGGGGGCAGACGTGGCTGGTCTGTCCGGTCGATGAGGCCGATTCTCTCAAGAAAGTCCACAAGAAAGTACTAGTACAGCCCCCCAACATCACTACCATCGCCGCCAAGCGTGCGTGGATCGTCAAGCAGCATAAGGGCGACAAGCTCATCATGCTTGATGATGACATGGGCTTTTACGCCAGAGGCCCGAAGGGGTTGATCAAAGAGTACGCGACCGACAAGGTTATCGAAGACCTGTTCCAGTGGGTAGAAGACCAGCTCGACGAATTCGCGCACGTGGGGATCTCCTCGCGGATGGGGAACAACCGCGTCGAGGAGCCGGAGAAACGTACCTCCCGTATGATGCACGCAATTGCCTTCCACGTCCCGACGATGAAGCGGGTAGTGCAATTCAACCGAGTCGCGATGCGCGAGGACTTTGACTACACGCTGCAGTTGCTGAAGGCCGGTTACGACAACGTCGTGAAGTACGATGTGTGCGTCGCCCCTGGCAGCTACGGAGCGAAGGGCGGTTGCGCCGACGAGCGAACCGTGAAGAAGTCGGATGAAGAAGCGGAGAAGCTCGCAGCGTTGCACCCCGGACTGGTGAAGGTTGTCCAGAAAGATTACCTCGGAGTACCTCGGAAGGAGGTTGTTGTACAATGGAAAAAGGCACTCGGAGCGGACCTCCCTATTTCCTGAAGCATCGCTGTAATTCGCAAGCAGCTATTGATGCTGCTCTCTCAGAAGGGTTTGACGGAGTCGAGATTGATCTTGTATGGAGTTCTATGGGGGAGGTCATCCTCAGTCACAGTCACGCGCTGAACGATGGCCCCCCGCTAGATTCTATCGATTTCCACAACTGCATTGTGGCGGTAAATGTCAAAGAGTACGGAATGTCGACAGTGTGTGAACCGAGCAACGCAAAAGATTGGTTCGTGTTCGACGTACCTGGACCTGAGCTCGACCTTTACTGCGCGGCAGGGATTCGGATCTTCGGGCGATTTTCTCAATGGGAGAACCAGTGCCTACACGCCAGCGTAACAGGGTCCCTGATCGACACGTTCAGTGGTGGAGCAGATGAACAATTCAGACTGTTTACGACTAGACGAGGGCGTACAGCAATCATCTCCAACCAATTGCGCGGTGGGCGTGATTCTTTGTTCGTACTCAATCGCGCTACCTACATTATCTGTAAGAAACTACCATGACTGCCCTTCTCTTCGACGTCGATGGTGTTCTGGCCGATACGGAGCACCTTCACCGTAAGGCATTGGAGCAGGCTGCTGCACTTCATGGATACACTGTACCAGACACCGATGCTCGAACAACGACCCACAAACTGGTGGCGGCAGGAGTACCCGAACACTTGATCCAGCCGGTCTACGCGAATAAGCGGGACATCTACGATCAACTGGTACAAAAACTACCAAGGAGCGTAGCGCTCAGCAGGGCGTTGTACACCCTATATGGGCGGGGACATCGCATGGCGGCCTGTACCAACTCCAACCGCATCTCCGCCGTGAAGCTTCTCAAGCACCTCGGTATCTACGGGGTGTTTTCCACTGTGGTGACGTCCTCCGACGTCGACAACGGAAAACCTGCTCCTGATATATATCTACAGGCGCTCGATATTCTCAGTGCTGTACGGGCGAATAGTGTAGTGTTCGAAGATTCCGATGTCGGTATCCGCGCAGCGCAGGCTGCAGGAATTCCTAACATCATTCGCTGTACAACTGCATCTCTCTTGAAGGAGTTAGAGCCATGGTTGTTGTGATCCCAGCGGCGGGGGAGGGCTCCCGCTTTGCCAATGCTGGCTATAAATTGCCGAAGCCATTGATCGAAGCGCGTGGTGTGCCGATGATTCAGCGAGTCGCGAAGATGTTCCCCTCCGAGCGCCGAATCGTAGTGTGTCAGAAAGAGTACGAGAAGGAAATCCAGGCAGCCTCCGAGAGCGAAGTCATCCCGATCACGAAGCTGACGGAAGGTGCTGCGCTCTCCGTGCTTTGCGCTGAAGCGTTGGTGAATGATGACGACCGCGTCGTCGTGGTGAACTCGGACAACATCATTCTTGGGGGCGACATTAACAGATTCTTGGATGTAGCTGCGCTGGAGGGCGTGGATGGCTCCATTCTGACCTTCAAGGTCGACTCCGGTCCTTGGAGCTACGCACGAGTTCGCGGGGACCGTGTGGTTCAGGTGGCTGAGAAGACTCCTATCTCCGACAACGCTACGGCCGGGGTGTACTACTTCAAGTCCTGGCGAATCCTCCGCACCGCCGTCTGCCGTATGATCGCCGCCAACGACCGCTTCAACGGCGAGTTCTACCTGGCCCCCGCTTACAACTACATGATCGGGGCGGGGATGACGGTGTCGAACTTCACGACCTTGAAGCAGAACTTCGTCTCATTGGGGACGCCTGAAGATTTGGAGAGATTCAATGCTCTCGCTTGAAGACCAGTTCTGGTACATGATCAATGAGCGGCACTACATCTTCTTGAAGAAGCAAGCAGGAAAGCCGAAACCCTGGACCAACGACCCGATCATGCGGCAGTACAAATTCACCAACGTCTTCCGTGAGTTGGACCGCACTACGATCTTCGTACGGGAGAACATTCGTGAGCCGCTGTGGGACGATCCCGAACTGTTGCTATTCAACATTGCGCTGTTCCGGCAGACGGGCGCGGTCGAGGGGTGGCAGGGGATCGTCCGGCGCTGGGATGCTGAGAAGCAAGCGACCAAGTACGTCGCTGCGCAGGAGCGAGGCACGAAGGTCTTCACGGGGGCTTACATGGTGACGGGGATGTTCCCCGGCGCGAAGGGTAACAACAAGGTGGTGAGTCTCTTCAAGTACGCCTTACAGCCTGTGTGGGAAAACCGGCGACGGTTGGTAGCGCTATGCCGCGAAACGCGCTCCATGGAGGCACTCACTGGAGCCCTTGGAGAATTTATGGGATGGAAGGGGAACCGTTTTATGGCGTACGAAGTTGCCTGTGACCTTCTTTACACTCCGCTCCTCGAAGGAGCCGTCGACCAATACACGTGGGCCAACCCCGGACCCGGAGCGCAGCGCGGACTCTCCCGCCTGTACGGAGGTGAGATCAACATGGGGCGAGGTGCAGGGAGCCGAGACCGAGACACCTGCATCAAAGAGATGAAAGAACTGCTTAGGAAAGCCCCGAAGAAACTCGGGGCGCATATCATGAACTTCGGTATGGATGTCGACATGCGTTTCTGTGAAAATGCTCTCTGTGAATACGATAAGTATCAACGAACTCAGCTCGGACAGGGGCGCCCAAGGAGTAAGTACAATGGAACTTAACTTTACTTTCTGATCTTGATGGAGTATACTTGAATACTCATCAAGGAAAAGTAAAATGGTAATGCCAAGGAAACGCCCTTTTGCGGATGAAGAAGCACCCTATGCATACGTGTGGAGAACAGACAAAGTTGTGCTGTACGTTGGGTTTGGTAAAGGGCGACGTTGTATAATTTCAGAAACGGCGGCAAAGCATAGAAATGCTGCTCTATACTCGTACATTACGAAGGTTGGTGTTGCTAGAGTAAAAGTTGAAGTACATGCAGCAAAATCAAGAGAGCATGCAAAAAACCTTGAACGAACGCTCATTGCTGAGCTCTCTCCAATGTTCAACATAGCGCCTGGTGTTGGGGGGTTCCCGGGCATGCATACAGAGGAAGGCCTTAGGAATATACGTACTAGTGCAGCGAGTAGAAAGATGTCAGAACAGAGAAAACTGGACATGTCTCAGCGGTTACTTGGCAATACACATTTACTAGGGCATAAGCACACTGAAGAAACGCGCAGCAAAATAAGCAAAGCTGCGAAGGGACGTAAACACACAGAAGAGGCTAGAAAAAGAATACGCGATGCCAAAGTTGGTAGCAACAATCCGATGTACGGTAAGCCATCCCCACGTAGGGGAGTGGTGTTGTCAGAAGAGACAAAACAAAAACTCAGAACCGCAGCACTTTTAAGGAGCCAGCAGCGTGGAAATAAAGACGCGTAACGTTAATTCTGCCGTATGTGAGGCATTATGGTATCTAAAGGTTTCGGGTACGAAAGAAGAGTCGCGGAACGGGCCGGTTATTGTTGCTCCAGAACCAGTTATTACTACATACGAGCGTCCAAGTGAGCGGGTTCTTTTTTGGGGAGAAAGAGATCAAAATTGCATTTTCACGCTCATGGAATCGCTTTGGATGATTGCAGGACGCGACGATGTTGAGTTCGTTTCCTACTTCAACTCTCGCATGCGCAACTTCTCCGATGATGGCTTTAAGCTAAATGGAGCCTATGGACACCGCTGGCGTAAGCGGTTCGGAGTAGACCAGCTCGTACGGCTGATTCGACACTTACAAGACGATCCCACCAGCCGCCGAGCAGTCCTCACGATGTGGGGACCGACGCAGGATCTGGAGTTTCTCGGTTCTAAAGACGTCTGCTGCAACACTCAAGCCTATTTCGAGATCCGGAACGGAGCCCTGAACATGACGGTTCTCTGCCGGTCTAACGACCTAGTCTGGGGAGCTTACGGGGCCAATGCGGTGCACTTCAGCTTCCTACAGGAGTTCATGGCCTCCGCGCTCGGGGTTCCGGTCGGGGTGTATCGGCAGTTCTCCCACAACCTACATCTGTACACCGAGCTCTACGACTTCAAGAAATATCTTGATGTTCCTCCGAGCTCTCGAACCTTCGACTACTACTCGCAGGGAGTGAAGCCTACTCCCATCATGGACAACTGTGATTGGGGGGGCTTCCTACGAGATTGTGAGCGCTTCTGCTGCGACCCCTTCACGGAGCCGGAAGGCTATCGGCATTCGTTCTTCGAGAATGTGGCCTGGCCCATGGCGATGGTCACGAAGGAGCGTAAGGAGAAGAAGGGCGATGGCTACAACATCGCACAGGAGATATTGGCGGAAGACTGGCGCCTCGCCACCCTCGAATGGATACAAAGGAGAGAAAATGCGAAACAGAATTGAGTTCTTCTTGGATGGTGCGGAGACGGAGCGCTACCACACTATCCGCACGCTTCAACGGGAGACCGTCGGGCATCACTCGCATGGCGTAGCGATGTTCGTAGTACTGATGGGCGGGAGCGAGTCAGTACTTCGTGCAGCCCTGTTCCATGACTTGTCGGAGCATGTTCTTGGCGATATTCCTTCCCCGTCCAAGAAGAAGTATGGCATCGGAGAACAGGTCAATGAGTTGGAAGAGGAACTGTTGAAGGCTGCACAGTTCCATGTAGACTTAGGGGATCGCTCCAAGAGGATGTTGAAATTTGCCGACATCTTTCAGGGGATGTCGTTCTGTTCCAGAGAAGTGAAGATGGGTAACAAGAAACTAGCTTCTGTGTTTTACCGCTACAAGACCTATGCCGAAGAGCTGATGCCCTGCGGAGTAGAACGTGAAATTTTCGATGCAATCATGGAGACATGGAATGAGCGCTAATGATCGGCAAGTTGGAGGATCCCACTACCACCAGGAAGGTGCTCCGCAGCATTGGGATGTCGTACGGCTTCTTGGCTGGGATTACTACCTCGGTGCGGCTACTAAGTATCTGTGGCGGTTGGGTCGGAAAGGTGGGCCGCACAAGGCCATCGAGGACATCAGTAAGGCCATTCACTTCCTGGAAAAGAAGCGCGAGATAATGGAAGAGGAACTGGCGGCGGGAGACCCCACACGGAATTACGTAGATCAGGGGTAACTGCGCTTTACTTCTCTCGTGGATTGTAGTAAAATGAAATCTCTCAGTGAATAAGGAACTACGAAATGAAGCGCACCGCTTATCGCCAACCCATTCAGCGCTGCCAGGCTGTGACCCAAAAGAAGAAGCAATGCGCCCGCGACGCCGTGGTGATGCACAAGGGGCTCGGGTACTGTGATCGACACTACGAGAAGCAGCTGGAGAAGAAATGAAGACGCCAAGATCAACCATCATCGCGGAACGTCTCATCGTAGTTTTGTGTATCGTTGGCATGGTTGGGTTTATGAGCTACGAATTCGGGCGTTATGTGGAGTACAAGCAGTGCCCCGCCCCGGCCATCAAGCAGAACCTGAAGAAGCTCAGCGCTCAGGGCATGGACAAGAAGACTTTACAGCGATGGAGTCGGTACTATGCTTCTCGTTCAGCTTAGAAGGGTGTTCTACCGCTACTGGTACGGCTTCGAAATGGCGATGGCCTACCTTGCAGGGAACATGGGCGACATGGTGAGCATGGCGAATCACGAGCGCATGGCCGATGTCGTGTGGGGCAAATGGTTCAGGGAGGGGTTGTGATGGAAGATTTCTTAGGGTTTCTAGTCGTGATCTTGAGTCTGCTCTTGTGGGCGAACACCAACCGCGATGTTCGGATCGACCAGATCGACGCGGCGGCGAAGGTATGCGAGCCACACGGCGGCGTCAAGTGGATCGGCGGCAATGTGCTTCAACAAATAGCTATAATCGACACCGAGGCCGAGTGCAGGGATGGAACGAAAATCGTAACTGCAGTAAGGAGAGTGAGATGAGCGAAATTTTCTTCGTGTCCGACATGCATTTCGGGCACAACAACATCATCGAGTATTGCAAGCGCCCGTGGGCGACGATTCCAGAAATGGACGCAGCATTGGTTGAGGACTGGAACAAGGTGGTCAGTCCTGCCGACACTGTGTACCACCTTGGAGACTGGGCTTTCCACAACTATGAGCGCATTGGGGAATTGAACGGCAGGATTTTCAGTGTGCCGGGAAACCACGATTACGAACGGGAGAAGAAAATTCTGCCCTACCTTGCCAATGGCTTCCTCAATGAAGTGCACTACCTCAAGGTGTCTCCAGATCGCCGCTTTGTGCTGTGCCACTATCCGTTCGATTCGTGGCGACGTGAGTACAGGTATCATCTTCACGGGCATACTCATGGCACTGCCGGTGTGCACTTCAACCGCCTTGATGTAGGTATCGACGCTACGAAGGTATATGCGCCAATGCACATCGACGACGTGATCAAGAACATCAACATCACAAACCTATGGGCTATGGAGATGAATAAATCGTGAGCCCTTGTACGGAGAGAAAGATGACCACCCTACCTGACCAACTCGGCCTTGACGGACTCGGCGGCAAGTCGGTTCGCGTGAAGGAGCATGTCGAAATGAAGCCGGTAGCAGAGGTTACTGTGGCAAAAGGGCTTACCCACGGAAACCGTCCGAATTTGCCGATAGGCACCTTACTTTTCACCTCCGACCAACTCCGTCAGGCGAAGGTGGAGGTGCTGCGGGAGGCGGCTGAGAAGTTGCACGACTACGGAAATCCCTGGGTGTCAAAAGAACTTCGCCACATGGCCGACGAAATCGAGAAGGGAGAACAGTGATGGATGACAAGGGACTGTTGCAACTCGCTGCGAAGGCGGCGGGGGTTGAGATTATCGGGAACCCCAATAAGAGTAGGTGGAACCCCCTCACCGACGACGGCATTATCGCCGGAGGCTCCCTCTCGACTGGAGGGTTAGATGACGACGTTTGATGAGGCTGAGTGCCTGAAAACGAACCCGTTCGAGGGCGACTTCGGAAGCCCCGGTGACAAGGTGCTGAAAGACAAGATAGGCACGGCCCGCAAGGGTGGAACCTGCGGCATGTGCCGACAAGAGATTGTGCCCGGCGAGCGCGTGCGCCTGCTGGCCGCAGTATTTGACGGCACGCTGATGAACTACCGCTGGTGCTCGGAGTGCTGCGCAGCGATGGCGGCAAGCTGGACTGACGACGGGCGAGCATGGGAAGACCGGGTGAGGCTCGGAGATGAGTCATCTAACG